CGCAATGAACTCGCTTCCCTCGATGAGGGCTGCGCTGCGTGTATCGGGCTCGAGCCCCGAAGGGGTGCTCGCTCGTAGAGCGCCTGCTGCGGAGTGCGCTCTATTTTGCCTATTCAGCTTTTGCTTCAATTAGGAGTAAAATGTTCTCGGCAAAAGCCCTTTTTCTCCTCCGGATTTGGCTTGTAGGTGTTCGAATAACAAATGGCCCTAAGCTGCTTTGCGTCTGGATCGAGATCGTCGCAGAAATCCTCCCACGCCTGGGTATTTCTTCCCGCCGCTCGCATGCAGCGGCGAAAGGTCTCAAAACGTGGATCGCCGCCATCAGGATTGGAGGAAATCATCGGGAAGAACGGCGCCAGCTTCTTTATCAACTCCCACCAACCCGAAAGAGTTGGCGTGGGGATCGTTCCTTCGGGCGCTTCCGCGGGTCCGGGAAATATTGGACGAGGAGGTCGTAGCCCTCGCATTATCGGAGCCATGTCCGCTAGCTGTACAGGTTGAGACTTGTTTTGGGTCTTAGACGAACCGCCATATTGCGTAGGCGTAGACTGGGCATTCAGTGAGCCGCCATCTCCGTACGACGCTGAGGCCGGACTCATCTGATAGCCGGATCGGTTGTAGGGATCGACCGCACCTTGCGGCTGAACAGTATTGGACACCCGCGAAAGCTGCCTGAAGTTCGGATCCAGTCGCGCAGGCAACATCTGTGCATCACTTCCACGAATCGGCTGACCATGGTCCGCTCGCACTGCGAGTAACCTACCGAGCAACGCCTCTGGACCACCGTCACTGCCAGAAAACGGATTCGCTCCAATATTTTGGGTCGGCCCGATATCAACGCCCTGCCGCAGGGCCTGCTGTTGTTGCATTATCTGCTGCAGCAACCCGACCAAGCCTTGAGCGCTCCGACTATCAGGATCTTGCGGAGCAAATCCGTAGGCATCGCGAAAATTCATACTAACCATCAGCTTAAATCCCTATCCATGATGACGTGATTTTCCTTGTATCCATCGAGCACCCGCAGCCAGCCCTTGCGGCCGAAGATGCGGACGCAATTGCAGCCTTCGTTCTTCGCGTAAGCTTCGATGTGATTGATCAGCGGCAGCCAGCGCGCCATGTTGGTGCCGGCGCAGGCCGTGATGACGCAGACCTTGCCGGCATCGGTCTGTTGCAGGCTTGTCGATGCGGCAGCTTCAATGGTCGCAGCGCCACCCTCGCCGCTCACCGCGAACCATAGCAGGGCATTGCCGCAGAGAATGTCGTTTTCGATGTCGGCAAACACCGAAAGGCCAGTTCGTGTAGTCGCCCTTCGCAATAGCGGTGCGACATAGGGCCATATCTCATGCACCCGCTTCGGATCGACGCAGACCAGCGCGGCCGAAGATAGATGCGCAGGCATGTGCGATCCTCGCGCGTCAGACTGAGTTCAGCCGGATGAGTTGGTACAAATAGGCCCGGCTGCGACCAGCCCGCGCGCGCTTTCAGCACGCGATCAACCTCACCCCAGGATCGCGTACAAAAACGTTCGCCCTGTCGTCGCCGAGTTCGCGTGCGTGATTGTAAACGAGCCGTTCGCGACCGCGCTGACATACATCGTGCCGTTGCCGACCTCCACCGCTGCGGCGGCCGATGCCGGCGTCAGGATCGGGGTCGAGCCCGCAGCGCAATTCGACGTCGTCACCGTCGTGGTCGACGAGCCGGTCGCAAGCGTCACGCTGCCGATCGCGTTCGACCTGCCGGCGGCGAGCTGCTGAACGGAGAGAACGATCTTTTTCAGATCGGTCTCAGTCAGCCCGGGAACGTAAACCGTCATAGCGTGCCGCCCGTGGTGAGATCGGGGACGACACCGGCGCAAAACGTCCAGGGTATCGCCGCGGGAATCCGCACCCTGAAGCGCGAATAGCGGGCATCCCGCATCATGTCGCAGCGGCCGGTTCTGGCGTTGACCGGCACCTCAGTGCCTGCAGCCGCGACTGCCGACGGCGTATCGCGAAAAGAGACGGAGCCATAGAGCCTGGCTGCGTCAGTGATCGGGCGAAAGCCACGGATCGTGATGCGATTGTCGTCGGTGCCTTGCTCTGCGCTTTCCATGGTCGCCTCAAGGTTTGTGCCTCGAAAAAAGCCGAGCATATGTAAACCGGAAAACTGGGCGATTTCCGGCTGCACCGCGGTTGCGTAAGCATCCAGGCTCAGCGTCATTGCATCGACCGCCCCTCCGATCGTGCCGCCCGAGATGTAGGCGTTGGTAAAGGTTGAGCCCTGCAGATCGACATGCGTCCCGTCGACGACGGTTATCTTCCACCCCTCGCCATTCGCCTCGACCGTGCCTACGACACCGCTGATGGAAATGATTTGATTGCTGGTCAGCGTCGCCGTCGAACCCACGGCAATGCGGATAAGGCCGCTGCCGTTGTTCGCCGCCCCCGTGATCGGCATCGCTCCGGGCGCCAGCGCATCAAGATTCTCCAGCGTCAAGCCGGTCTGCGAAATGCCGAGCAGATATTCACCCGTCATCCGCACCAAGAAGAAGCGATCAAGCAGAAAGTCGTAGCCGAGCAGCTTGTCGTAGGTCCCGGTCGCGCCGGAGACCGATTTGTAAGCCCAATAGACTCGCGTGCTTCGCGGGTCCGCCGCACCTATGAAGAGTTGCAGATTGCCGTTGTCGAGGTCGGCGAGGAAGGTGCGATCGACTTTTTCGCGCCCGATCTGCTCGGGCAGGCCGCCCGGTTCGATTTTGTGAAAGCCCTGCCCCGCATAAAAGAATATCCGCTCGCCCGCCCGGATGATCGAATACGGTGCATAAAGGCCCTTATCCTGCGCAATGCGATCGATCTGAAAGATGATCGGCGAGCCAGGTACATAGGACATGCGCCGAATCGCCTGGTCCTGAAAGATGATCCCGGCCTCACCGCCCGCCACTCCGCGCACAATGCCGCCATCCGGAAAATCCTGATAGTCGGCGCCGGCCGTCAAATTGTCCCACGAGGTCGAAGCGTTGAAATTGTTCAGCCCGCACCATTGGATCCGGTAGGGCGTCGAGAGCAGCCCTGAAAGCACCAGGAACCGGCCGACCACGCTGATGTAGGCCGCTTGCGGCGGCGAGCCGAGCGCGTTCGTAAACGTCGTCGATGACGTGAGATCGAACACCTGCAGCAACGCGTTTGCCTGGGTCGCGAATACCAGGTTGCCGGTCTGTGCGAACTGCCATTGCGCGCTCGAGGACAGAGCCGAATAGCTTGTCCCTCCGCTGGAGACGTCGGTCCAGGTGAAATCAGTATTGTTGAGCTTATAGAGCCTGGTGCCGGTGCCCGCGAAGGTCACGACTGTGCCGTCCGACTTCAGCGCGTAATACGCGCCACGGCAAGGCGCCGGAAGCGCGGACGCGTAAGCGGAAAAGGAAGGAAATGGTCCGTAACCGTCGCCACGCGGAATCACGTTCAGGATGTTTCTTGTGGCTGTGCCCTCATAATCGCTGACGTCGGGGCGATACTCACCGTAGGCAAGAAGCGGCATTATTTATTCGTCCAGGCATCGGGTTGAAGGATGGCGGGCGTCCATGCATCGAGCTGCTCAGGTGTCGTAGCCCACGCTTGGGACGACAGCCCTGCAATCATCCAGGATTCGCCCTGAACTGGCATCGCAGTCCAACTGTCGGTGCCGAACGGGCGCGGAAACCACGCCTCAAAGTCACGAGTAAGTATCGAGCCGTAGCCGTTGAGCAGGTACGAGTTCGAGTCTGTGTCGGCCGCAAGCAGGACGCCCAAGGGGATTTGCGGCCCGACAAGAGCGCATAAGGCGCCGATCGCAGGCTGCATCAGCGAGGCGAATTGTGAAGTGCCAGAAAGGTCGTATGAACCTGAAACCGTATCGAGCGCCGTGCCGAAGTTATCGACAGCACCGGAGAACGAATACGAACCGGCGCTCGAATTGAACCGACCCGGAAGGTCGGCCGACATACCTGCAACAATGCCCGCGCCCGACGCTGAAAGAAGGCCGACGCCGAAAGCTTCGTTATTTGCAACGACGGCGTGCGAGCCGACAGCCGCGTTCCCCACGCCCGAGAAGCTGATCGAGATGCCTGCGAGCGCACAAGAACCCGCTGCCGCCGGCTCCAGCGAAGCCAATGTCGTTGAGGCAGCCGCAAGCGCGTAAGCGCCGGCGTTGGCCGCCAACAGTTTTGCCTGAGATGATGAAACATACGATGCCCAGACAGAGCCACCATATGGAGCGAAACCGTAGAGCACGATGAGTTAACCGATGTTTGCAGTCGATGTCGAAGCCGCCTTCGCTGCGGGCCTTTGAGCCGCGCTCTCCCAGGTATCAAGATAGGTCTGGAACCGCGAGAAATCGGTTATCCGCGCGTTCGCCCGGCGGATACCTGTTTGCAGGTCGGTCGCATATTCGACCTCGCCCCAGGTGTCATACCACTGCACCGCGTGGACGTTCTGCGAGAGCAGCCCCGAACAATCAACAGTTTCCGGCTGGCCTTGAACAAGCACCAGATTGTCATCAACCACGATCGTGACGCGCATCGATTAGTCTCCCTGCACTTTGCGCTGCCGCGCCCACCGCCTCGATGACACCATCGACCATGCGGTTGCGAAACGACTCGACGGCCGCGCCCGTCTGCCGCTGCGTCTGCGCGTTTTCGATCAGAAGCATTGGAAGGAGCGCAATCGCGCAACGCCAATCGTCAATCATTTCCTCCGACTGCGGATGTTTTCCGATGACCCGCGTCCACCATGGGCATTTATGGCAAACCGTCGAAGTGTCTGTTTTGTGAAGCGGACAGATGGCGCCTTTATCGGCGTGCGGAATTTTGACCATCAGTTCTTGATCGCAAGTATCACGTCGACATACAAGATCGACATGGCTATCGCGTGATTGTGAGAGCCACCGCCGCCGGCATAGCCTGTGTTGCCGTATACCGATTGATAGTTGGAGCCGCCCGCATAGTCACTTCCACCGCCGGCCGCAAGCGACGTATGTGTATGTGACGGCATCTGCGCCTGACTCAATGTCGTCGAGCCCACCACCGTTTGCGCGTTAACGGCCGAAAACGCGTTAGAACCCCCGCCACCATGCGGACCGCCGACGCCGCTGACGACGCGCAACAACGCGTCGTTTTGCGTGGTGATCTTGGTCCAGCCGATCGGCGCCGCTGCCTGCCAGAACAGAAGAGTTGTTCCGGGAGGAAAGCTCTGCCCGATCTTCTGCTTTGAGCCGGGAAGACCGCCGAACATTTTAGAACTCCGCGTGATCGGAATGAACGTTGATGACCTTGCCGGACGTGACGGCCGCACTCGAACCGACAATCAGCGTGTCACCGCTTTCGAGGAACAGATACGGTTGGCCATCCTGGTCGCGCGGGAGGTTTGGAATGATCGTGAGAAGGTCAATCGGCGAGGCCCCCGCCGCATTGCCAGAGTTTGCCGGAACCGCCGTCGTCGCCAGTATGTAGGTAGTCGCGCTGCGCACCAACGCGACCTGGATATTCTGCGCTGTGGTGTCAGTGGACGTCGCGATCAGGTTCACCACCTTATTGCCGTTGGCGCCCGCGGTGATGACGGTGACTTGCGCGGTGCCGGTCGCGTTGAGGATTTGCGCGACGCCCTTGCGCGGCATTCGCGGCAGCGTCGGGAATACGTTTTGCGTGAAACTCATTTAGAGGCCCCCTCCGATGCGTTGCGCCTGAAAAGCCAGGATTGCTTGCGCGCCCTGCGCGGTCAGCGTGACGATACAAGTTGCCGAACCCGACAGGTTGATCGCCCCGCCGGCATTCGACGAATCGAAGATGTTGCGGGTAATTGTGGTGCCACCTCCGCCGACCACTCCCCATCCATCCTCGAAATTGGTGCCGTCGGTGATCGCGTACTCGACGATGTCGCCATTGTTGAAGATGGACAGCGGTTGAAAGCCGGCTATCGGCGTGGTGGTTGCAAACGGTGAACTCGTCCCGATCGTCGTGACATTGACGTTGACGCGGTTTCCGGCTTTTCCTGCCATTTTGACCCCTGCGTTAGACCCGGTTGTGATCGTCGCCATTGGCACGCAGTCCACACGCAGCGGGAACGACTGCATTAACGCAGGCCTTCACTGGAGCTTGCAGATCGTATCGGAAACGCGGCTCGTTGGCGTAACCATGTTCTTCATCAGTCGCGCTCTACGCCAGCGTGAACACGCCGTTGGTCTGATCGAGCGAAACAGTGAACGTGTTGCCATTTGTCAGTGTGATGGCGGTTCCATAATCCCACCAGCCTATGAGGTTTCCACTCGCGGCCGACGAATTGTAGAGCACAGCCCATTCAAATGGCCCTATCGAGCCTCCCGACGCAGTCCACGAAACAGGAGAAAGGATCAGCCGATAGGTGCCGGATGTATTGTTGCCGGACACGAAGGACGCGGCCGTACCGCCAGCGGTATAACCATTGCCGGCCGCAATTTCGGTGATATTGCCCTTAATCGTGTTGGTTGCGAGCGGCGCCGCGTTGGTCAACAGGATTTTCAGCGTGTCGGAATTGAGGTTGTGAACCTTCTGCGCCAGGTCCGACACGAATGAGTTGAATTTGTTGTAATTTGCCATGTGTTACCACACCTTTCCGGAGGATCGGATCGTCATCGGACCTGCGTTGAACGTCGACGTCATCCCGAGATCATTCAAATCATCCAACGCGGCTGTGAAAGCGAGGCTCCAGGTCTGGATGCGCGAGTCTTCCTTGATGTACGGGGCCGATTCCAGGAGCGCCGCGTAGAGATAGAGATCTGGCGCTAGTGTCAGCAGCCAATTGCCGCCGTTCGATCCGAGCGGCGGGATGTTCTGCCGGTAAACCATCTCAATGGTGTAGGCAGCGTCGGGCGTCGGCGCGAGTTCGATCTCGTCGCCGAATACCGTGAAGTAGCGCGGTTGAGCCGCGATATCGGCAGTTGCGAAGCGATATTCGTCCATCTGCGTGCCGGACTTGAATTCGAGGCTGGGTTTGCCGGTCACGCTCGATAGACGGACCCTTCGCATCGATTGGAAATCGGGCGGAAGCGAAATGAATTCCGGCTCGCTCGCGCCGGCATTGACGATAGCGGTCGAGCGCTGCTCCATCTGACGCACGAACAATTGTCGATTGAATTTGGCTTCGGCAAACTGGATGAAGCTCGGGATCCGCGCGAGCAGTGTGCTATCCTGATCCCGTGCCAGATATTCGATGATCGCTGCCTGCAGCGAGTTGTAGTCGACGATTTGCGTCACGACAGCATTGCCTTCCAACCAGCCTGCAGTTTCGGCCTGTCGGTTCGCAAATAGGCCCATTCCGGATCATTGAGCTTTTTCTGCACGATCAGGTCGAATTCCGGCGTAAACAACCGCAAGGAGGTATTCCCCCTGGCGAGCTCCTCATCGAGCCATTTGACGTAGACGACGTTTGGAATTCTGGCGACGTGCCGTCCCCAGTCGCCACGCTGCTCGTCCCGGCGGGATTCCTTATTACATTCCAGGATCGGCTCGACGTCCTGGATGTGCTCGATGACAAGGTCCCTGCCATTGCTGTCGAGATGCGGCCTGATCAAGACGGCACTCATCACGACATCTCCGTGACCCAAAGCGTTCCCGGTGTCGCGGTGACAATGCCGTTGCTGGCCGCCTTGATCGCGGAGATGCTCTGGCCTGGGCTGACGATGACGTGTTCGATCACGTTGGCCGGCAGGAATGGATCGGCGGTCGTCGCAGTCTGGACACCGTTGCCGATCCGGTAGCAGCAGGCTGAATCCGCGACCAGGCGCAGCTGGTAGGTCTCTGCGCCGAACGTGGTCGACGCCGCCGCGCTGCCGTCGAATGCGATTGTCTGAGTGACGCCGGCGCGAGAGGATGGTTGCTTGGGGAAGAACGACATTTTAGGCGGCCCTCACGGCGACAGAGAAATGCATCGGTACCGACGCGCCCGACGCGCCTGAGGGCGTCAGTACGATCACGTCATCCTCGTTGAGATAGGTCGGGGACGGCAGAATCCCCGAAAACAGCTGGCCTGCGGCCGAGCCCGCTTGCGGCACGGCGAAGGTCACAAGCGTGGTTGAGTTGGCCGATAACGTCACGGTACCGTCCGTGGTCGTGATCGCACCGCCGAGAATGCCGGCAGCTTTCAACAGCCGGCAGCGGAATGGCACGCGAAGATACGCCGGGACGGGCGACGCGCCGCATGAGGGCGTATAGGCCGTGAGATCAATGGTGTTGAGCGTATGATTGTTGGGAAGCGACATTCTGGGTCTCCAAAAAAGGGGCGGCCCGAAGACCGCCCCATGGCTGTGGACGAAAGCTATCGCGATCGCTCAAGAGGCGGTGTTGTCGAACACGCCGCCGCTTGATTTCTCGTTGCGGGCGACCAGTGCGTATTCCGCAAGAATCTCGCGCCGATCGGAATCGCCGGTCTTCGCCAGCGGAATCGAAATCATGTTCCGCCCGTTCAGGTACGCCACCGCCCATTTGTCCATTTCCAGCACCAGCACGTCGCGTGCTCGCTGGAAGCGGTTAGCAACGACCTTCAGCTTGCCGAAATCGGACTCGTAGGCATCGACGGAGGCAACGATCTTTTTCGACTTGGCGTCCTCGATCGCGGTGGCCCGGCCTGTGAAGGTCGAAAACACCTGCTTGTTGAAAGCACCGGTCATGATCGTCCCAGGCTTGCCGCCGTTGGTCCAAATCGAGGACAGTACCGACTTCAGCCGCGCCTCGGTGAACGCAATCTGGGTGCCGTCGGTGCGCGTCCCGGTGCCGTCGGCCGCGGCCGGGTCGGCCGGCGAACCAGCAGTCCCCTTCGACGTGTTGGACACGATCCACGACAGGAGCGAGGCGGTATAGCGCGGCGCGGTTGTACTGCCGGCATTCTTGGCCTGGTTGGTTCCGGCCAGGATGGTCTCGATGTCGCGTTTCAGTTCGAGGCCCTTGAGCATCTCCTGATAGGCCAGTTCATTGTCGCGTCCGGCATGCTCGACAGCCTGCTGGGTACCGGACACGGCCGCTACCTTGTAGGAAATTTGGCAGAGATTGCCGAGACGAACGGTCGGGGTGGTGACGTTCGTCGTGGGATCGTCGCCCTCGAGCTGGGCATTCGAGGAGGAAGCGGCGGCGAGGGCTTGGGTCTGCCATTCGTGATTGACGGCGGTTGCTTTCTCCTTTTCGGCGGCACTCATGAAGGGCGTATCGACCGGGTCGATGCGATAGATCAT